AACCTGCCCCGAGGGCGACTGGTAGTAGGCTGACAGCCCGTCTGGCCTGAGATGGTTGGCGATATGGAAGTCCGCGATGGGCTTCAGGCGGGGGTAGAGTTCGTCTGCTCTCCCCTTCTGGATGGCGAAAGCCATGCTCTCTGCCAGGAAGTCCCAGTCCTGCCACACGTCGATGTTGCCAGGAGCCCCCTTGTTGTGGAACCAGGGCTCGTCGGTGTAGGACTCCACCTCCCGCAACGCATCGTCGATGATCGACCACGCAAGGTGGTCATCCGCCACAACGACATCAGGTAGGCAGAGGTCGGCGGCACGCAGAGTCCTCAGGTAACGAGTGATCCGCCTGATGCCCCAATACTCATTTGAGAACTGAGGGTTGTTCAGCCCGTAGGTGTACAGCTCCTGAACGACATCGCCCATGTCACCAGTCAGGTGATGGAAGAAGATCAGGGCGTCGTACCACATATGCGACCACTGAAGGAATCCACGCTGGTAGTACACGCCGGGGTAGATGCTCGACGACTTCTCGTACAGACAGGCACCGTACTTGGTGTCCCACCCCTGACCGGCCAGATGAAGAACGATGTGGACGAACCTCTGCCATGCCTTCGGGTCACCGTACAGCATGAAGTTTTCGAGGTGCCACATCGCACTCGAGTAGTGGTTGCCTGCCGGGATTCCATCTCCCCCAGGCTCCCAACCCAGGCCACGGTGGACCGGGGTGTTGTCGCAGGCAGCGTTGCTGTAATGCTCACGGAAGAAACGAGCCGTGTGACCGGCGGAAAGCCCGTACCCGTTCCCAACCTTTCCGCGTGACGTGCCGTCCTCAGGTCTCTCGTCCTCGTGAGCGTCAGTGAAGACATCGCGGATGAACGTCTCAGCACGGTGGTCTTGGCGCTGACCACGGTTGATCGTGTTGAGAAGGTAGAGCCTCACGTCCTTCCACCGTGGGTCGTCCATCGGTGGGGGTGAGGGGATGTCCCCCTCGTACCAGTAGTACCTCTCACCAGTACGGAGAAGATTGCCAGGCTCACCAGAAGGCACCGGCCACCCGTTGAACTGACCTCCCAGCCCAACGAACCGGGACATGGAAGGGGCTATAGGTCCCGTCATCGTCACGTCAGGGAACGGGCGGTATGAGTCAGTCGGGTTACCTACAGACCTGAGAGTAGACACTACTTGACCTTCTGTCGTGCGGTCACGGCATTCGCAATCGCATCGCCAGCCTTCTTCTTACCCTTCAGACCAAGCCACCCAGCCGCCACCACTGTGCCCATCGACGCAAGCAGTTCGCCCCAGTGGTCGAGGATCAGGCTACGCTTCGACGGATCAGTGACAGCCCCCTTCGCCGTCGAAGAGAGGACGCTTGCGATCTCCGACGAGTCCACCGTGCCATCACCGTTCTGGTCCCACGGTCCCGTAATCTGTTCAAATCGCGCACGATCGGCATCGACTTTGAGCATGTACTCGTCAAACTTGGCTTGCCCTTCAGCGGCCTTCTCCTTGAGCCTCTCCAATGCCTTGTGAGCATCGGCTACCACCTGCTTTCCCTTGTCCAGAGTCGAGCAAGATGTCATCCACAAGAGAACGCAAGTCAGAAAAAGGGTCACTCGCATAGGGCTCACCTCTAATAGCTTCACCAAGCGTGATGTCCACGCCGAGGAAAAGACCAAACCAAGGGTCTTCAATACCAGCTTTGACTTCAACATGGTCGTACCCAAACTGAGCACACCCACTCAAAACAATAGCTGCAATCCCCATCCAAGAAGAACGCAACCAGACATTACGGTGAATGGGATGAACCACTTCTTCGCCCGTGACCACTTCAGGCTCCTGAGTTCGTCACGCTCGATAGCCATTCGATTAGTTTCGAGGCGATCAGAGTAATTGCGGAGATCCCACCTGTCGCCGCCGCCGCTTGTTTTCTCGAGAGTCCGACCCCAGAGACCTGCTGCCCCGAATGGAGGGACGATTCCATTTTGTGAATCCTCTTTTCGTAGCGGTCGATCAGAGATTCGACATCTGCGTTCCATCGGTGTTGGGCCTCCCACCAAGCGTTAATGCGACCGTCGTGCTCAGCACGCCACCTCTCGCATTCTCGATGCCTGGTCTCATGGTCTTTGAATTTGTCCTTATGGTCTTCCGGCATAGCACTAACCCCCACTCGATACAGTCCCATGCCGAATGGAAACGACTCAGGTATAGACTGCTTTGCCTTAGGGCTCCTTAAGCACTCGCAGCGGTGTCGTCAAACACCAGGACTCTGACAATCGGATTACCTGAGGCACCAGCAGCTTCAACGAGTTCGATGTTCACATACGACGGAGGAGCGGCCCCAGCTACCGCATCGTCATCGACAAGAAACTTACGGTTCCACAGGACAAAGAACCTGCCAGCCGGGATCTGGACCCAGACGCTATCTGTGTTTGCTGCAGAAGATGACAAAGCAACATCTACCGCGATGCTTGAGTCTTCATTGGAAAGGATCATGCACTCCCAGTCTTCGGTTACACCCCCAGCTTCGTCCGCAGCGTAAGACCACAGAGTGGTTTTCGTAGTAGACAGCGGCACGAGCTGGTCAAGACACGAGACCATCCCAGAGTCCGTCAACGCCATGTCCAGCTTCCTACGAGCACCCTGGATGAGAGCGTCTATTCCGAACCTGACAACGAGATCACCATCAGCCATGACTGCTCCCTAATTCCACGCCATGATGGAGTATGGCGTGTCGGCACTTTGGTGAATTGAGAAGTCCGTGATCGGAACATCCACCGATTGGATCTCGACTGCATCTGCCGCCATCAACACCCTATTGTCGTCGGTGTTGGCAGTGGTCGGTGGGTCCATCGCTGGGACCGCTGACCCAGTGGTCGTCCACCCAAGGCGGGCCGAGGAGGTGTTGTTCATGTTCCGGTGCTCAACCCTGACGCGCATAGCGCCAGGGGAGATGAGAGTGGCGAAATCGAAATCGACTTGGGTAGCCGCCCCAGCGTCATGGAATGTGTAGTCAGGGCCTGCGTCGGAATTTATGTGAACTGTCATCGTTCAGACTCCAAATAAATTTGAATGCACATCACGTCCTCTCAATCATCCCAAACAATGAACCTAAAGTCGATCCTGATGGGGATGACTCGACCATCGCGGCCATAAGGAATACCACCATCTCCTCCAGGTCTTCGATCATCGGAGGAGGGCCGTACTCGATCCCCGTCTGCGTGTCCTTGAACACCAGCGCCCCCGTCTCCTCGTCCCGGTAAGTCGAAAGGCGACCGTGCGTATAGAGTGCGATCTTATGCGACATCAGAACGTGGCCTTTTTCTTCGTGCCACCGAGGAACGCCCCGAGGATCTGGAACGTCCCGGCGTAGGTGTCGTTCGCGTGCGACCCCTCGCGGTAACAGACCCCCTTGACGTAATCCCCTGCGGCCAGCGTGGACGCGGCGAACACGGTTCCGAGGCTGAGGATGCAAAGGTCCGACGATGAATAGGCGTCGATCTCGAAATCGGTCGGGCCGATGTTCGCCAGGCTCCCCCCCGTCTCCATGTCTTCGTTGTCCGCGACCGCCCGGAAATCCGCGCCGACCCGGCATGCTGACCCCGCAGTAGGGTTACCGGACAACCGCCCGTACACCTTTAGGGTCATCACGGCAGACGTGTCGAAGTCGCCGGGGACGATGAACCGAAACGCCACGCCTCGATCTGCCGAGTGCGTGAAATTGTAGATGACCGAATGCCCATCGTAGTCCGACGAGGAGTTGATCCCGAAGTTCGCGCCCGCCAGAGTCCCCGATCCGCTATCGACGATCCCCGCACGGTTCCCCATGCTGATATAGAGTGACCAGGTTTCCGAGATGACTGCCGCGCCTAACTCGTCGATTGCGTCCCCGACCTTCGTCGCCGTCAGGCCCGATGAGGTGTTGTCGTAGGCAATCAGGTCTGCGCCTTTCCCCGTCGCCGCAGTGGTCAGTTGTGACAGGCGGGGGAGTCCGGTGGAGTCAGCAGCATCGGCCTCGCTTTTGAACGTGCCTGTTGCAACGTCGTACACGAGAGCGGTGTTGGTGTTCTTCCATGTTGAAGTGCCAGTGTCGTAGTACCAGAGAGACCCGGCTGATACGGCTGTCTCGTCAAATCCCAGTGTTCCCCGTGCCGTCGCTCCGCTCTCGGCATCTCCATCCGCGAGCAAAAATGCGTCAGCGGCCCCCCCGCTCTTGATGAATTCCAACGCCGTGATCGTCCCAGATATCGAGAACTGGTTTGGAACGTCATTCGATCGACCGACCCCGGTGACCTTGACCGAGGCATTCGATGCGTGCGCTTGCATCAAGATGCCGACGTTCTGGATCAGGTGAGACGCGCTCGTGGGCTTCGTACTGGTCAGACCGCCCGGAGTCGTTGGCGAGACGTAAAGGACATCCCCATCCGTGAAATTCGCCGCGACACCGATCGCCTTGCCGAATGTCACTGCCAAGCCCTCAGCGCCTGCCGCGAGGTCTTGATACAGAATGCCGATGCAGGGCATCTTCGCTGCGTTACTCGCATCGGCCAAATCTACATCGACTACGTTCGCGTTGTGTGCGTCAGAAACGTAGACAGCCTGACCCTTGGTGAAGGCCCCTGCAGTGTCATTCTTGACACGGGTAAACACCCGGTCGTGATATTCGTTGACCCACTGTCCAGACGAGTCGTCGTAGACAAGAATGTCCTGGTCAGCAGCATCAGTGATAGTGACGCCAGGTAGGCTCGACAGAGACAGGTCCGTCTCAAGAGTGTCGTCACTTACCTTTAGGCCGAACCCAGGAGAGAAAACCCGGTTCAAGTACAGCCGCAGAAGTCGGTATAGGTCTCTGTTGAACCTATCGAGACCAGGGTCTCCTGTCGGAGGAGGTGGCTGCAGTGGGAACCCGTGACTCATCTGTGGAACAGTTCTTCCGCCTCAAGCATGAAGCCCTGCAAGCGAACACGACCCGTCACGGGAGGGATTACATCACCACCAACATCAATTGCAGACGTTCCTGCCTGACCTATTCTCATCCGAAAGTTTCTACCAGTACCGCCAAGAATCCCCTGGACGTGTGAATCAGACGATGCCCAAGTGATGAACTTGTTGGTGTCGTTGCTGAAATCCATGGACCGGCCAAGATCATCTGGAGATATCGAAACTCGAATCGTGTTCGCAGCATCCGATATCCCACGAGCCTGAATCCATCTAAGCCTCTTGAAGGCAAACGGGTCTCCGAAGTTGAAGTTGAACTCCATCCAAGACTCGATTGCTCCGATCAGATACGGGTCACCGACTTCTGGGGCAACGCCAGAACCTCCAGAGTAAAAAGTCAATGTGCCGTCTGTCGTGTTTGAGGCGATCTTGTCCGAGTAGACAGCTACGCCATCAACGTCAATCCACCAGCAAGTAAGACCCCTGAACTGGTTCAATGTCCATGTCTTGCTCGAGTCAGACAGCGTGGTCGTTGTGCCGCCGCTCACAGTCCCTCCAGATCCCGCGCCTCCGCTCACGGCAAGGGAATGACCGTCAAGGTCTCCGTCATCAAGCTTGACGAGAAAACCTTCGTGAACCCCATATATCCACGGGCTGTCCGCAGAGTCTTCAATCTCTGAGACGAGGTCAAGGTCGAGGTCATACCTCGACCAGACACCTCTCTGCCAATCGTAGATAACAGTCTCTACTTGAGTGGCGCTGATGGGGAACAAGAACCAGAACTGACGACGAGCCCGATGGAATGCCATTGAGGCCGACCCCGCGAGGCTACCCTGAAGGACGCTGTCTCTAAGCCATGTCTGGATGGATGTCCTCTCGACATCAGTTGGGCTTGTCAGATTTAGTGTCTCTGTCCCATTCCACCAGTAGATGTCCCTCTCTGCCATGAACACCAGGCCACCTTCGAAAGTGCGGACTGCGTTGTTGTTCAGAGGTCCTGCGTCCAGAGGCATTTGGTCCACGAGGAATGGGTCAGCTACAAAGTCGGTCCCAGTGATTGCTTGCCCACCGTCCCTGAAGGCCGCGATGACGCTGCCTCGCAATGGTTTGAGGGCCGTAATCACGTCTCCTTGGTCGAGTGTAGCCTCGACAAAAGATGTGCTCGAGAACCCCTCGATCACACCTCGTGTGTGCGAGTAGTAGACCTTCGTAGGGCCAGACGACGCGCCGCCGACAAACAAGCGGTCATCATTCATCAGTAGAGAATGGCCTGATGGTGGTATGCCGTTGTTGTTGTACTCAAGCTGGGTGGCTGTGATGTCCACACTCGTGATGTTCGAGCCCGTCGTGTTGGCGTTGTCGGTGATTGTCTCAACAAGATAGGCCGTCGTGCCCGCGAGAGCCCCTGCGACCGTACACCACACTCGCCTCTGGTTCACTTGGGGGTCAGTCGATGTGGGGATGACCATGCTCCCAAGAGCGCCGCTTCCACCTCCACCGCTGACAGTCAGAGCCTTTGGTGGTCCGGGGTTACTTTCTGTCCCAGTGTTCGAGTTCCTGAACGTCACATAGACGTTGTAGAGCCCGTCAGCAAGAGAACCTCCAGACGTTGATGCAGACCCATCAGCGATGTCCAGAGGGATGTCTATGCCAACCCAGTTGACGGCGTTGTTGTTGAACCTGCGAGGTCGGTAACCCGAACTGTTTGCAAGGTACACTGCGTTGTCACGTTGGGTCGCAGACCATGCGCCACCTTTGTGAAGGTCCGCTGCGACCGGGGTGGCTGTATTGCCAGACACCTTGTACATGGTGCAGCCAGACACTACGAGTTTCGATCGGATCTGGTCACCCTTCGAGTCGATCTCGACGTAATCGTAGATCATGCTCGCCTTGACTGGCGTGTACGGGTCAGCAAGACCGACATCCCATCTCACCCCTCCTTGCTGCCCTGGGTGGAGGACAATCCTGTCAAGAGTCCTTGACCCTGTTGCGGAGAGGATGCTTCCTGACCCCTCATTCATGCTGATGTGTGTGACCACGTCTGGACTTCCACCAAGAGCGGAGAACCCAAACTGGGATGGCATGTTCTCGTCCCACTCGAGGAAAGCAGTCTGGTCTGTGAGGGTGATGTAGATTGGCGGGAACCCGTTCGTAGATGAACTTGGGTGCCTCCAAGCAGTCAGATCAGACACCACGCATCGAGCCGAGTTGTCATTGAACGAGTACGGGAAAGTGCTCCCGCCTGAGGCCCACTTTCTCCCGATGCTCCACTCCTCAGAGACACTCGTTGGTGTCCCGCCAGAAGATGTGTCTTGGACTGCTTCGTGCTGCGTTGCCCCCTCAACGTAAGCCCCGATACGCATCTTTTCGGTTCCGCCAGTCGTGTAAACCGAACACCTAATGCGGACCCTTTTGTCTTTGATTGTCCCGTCAAGATCCAGGGTCGTGATAGGCAGGACAGTGTTTAGACCTCCACTGTCCCGGTAGTACATCACGATTCGCTGTGACCCTCCGCTGCCCTCGACGGCGATACCGAGGGGGGCAGGGTTTGCTGGGTCGTCTCCTGACCAGAGTATCGTTTGATCCCTGACAGACGTTTCACCTTGATCCAGGCGCGGTGTCCATACGAGCGCAACCGTCCATCTGCGGGCAAGCCCGGATGGGCTGAAGATCGTTGTACCCGCTCCTCCGAGTTCGACTGCGACATGACCAGATTCTCCAAAGAACTCGAGGCCAGCCTTCCCGACGACCTCTGTTTGGTCTGTCACCCATGCCGGGGGCTCAGAACCAAGGACAGCGTCATTCGACGTGTCCGTAGAATCTTCCCAAGTGTTTCCAATGCCGTCATTGCACTTCCAATACCCAACGCACTCAGATATCTCTGTTGGAGTTAGCTCCCGAGCTGGTGCGCCATCTCCTGCGAAAGACGGGGCCGCGCTGGTTGAGTCGCAAAGCCTTACCTCGGCAATCGAGAAGTTCCCGTAGTCGGTTCCGAGGGTAACCCCATCTGTAGTGGAGACGCCGACAGTCCATCCAAAAGCAGACGAGACAAACGAAGAGACCGTGAACGTAGATGACTCGACGACAAGAGAACCAGAAGAACTCCAGACTCTCAGCTTGTAGAGGCTCCCGCTATCGTGGGACAGTTCCAGATATCGGTGTAGCTTTGCAGGAGACTGGCCGTCGCCATCGTTGACAGTGATGTTGTTTGAGCCAACGCGGCATCTCCATCCACCGCTTCCAGAATTGATACTTGGGTCATACGAGAACCTCACCATGCAGTTGGTGCTCGTCCCGTACCCTCTCGAGATGAGTGTCACCTCAGATTCAGGGAACTCGTTCAACACACATATGAACCCGACATATCCTTTGTTGGAGAAGTCGTAAGCAGTCGCGTCGGGTATGCGAGCGAAATCGTCAATGCCGTCGAGGCGAGAACTCGCGTCTCGCATCACATTGGTGTGCTGACGAGTGAACCCATTTCTTGGAGTCGCATCACCTTCTGAAAAGTCTACGTTCAGAAGGTTTGGGTTCTCAATTCGAGTCCCCTGGATTGGGTAGTCGCGGTCAGACCAACCCGCAAAACGATCGACAACGGCAAGGGCTGTTCTCGAGGATTTGGGGCTCATCAGAAGTGGTTGTCCTGGTCACTGATATCAATGCTCCCACGAACCAGGACGCTGCCACCCAAAGAAGAGATCCCATCCATTCTCCTCGACTGCTGATACCCACCGACGAGCGGCCTCGAGTTTCTCTGAAGAGAAGCAAGGGCTTCTGCGTACTTCTCCTTGTAGGTCGCAAGGTGACCGGCAAGGTATTTCGGGAAGTACAGGCATGTCCCAGTGACCAGGACATGGACAAGCTCTCGAGGGAAGCGGCGATCAATCTCTACAGAGTCTGCGGCAGCGCGGATGTTTTCCGGTATGCCGTAGTAGCTGTATTTGATCTGGTAGGGCTCATCAGGGATCGGGAAGAACCGGACCTTGAACGTGCCCTGGGTCTCTTTCTCTCGGCCAGTGAACGTGTAGTGAGTCGGGATTCCTGTATCAGTCCACCACCTCGCGCCCTCATGCTCGTCATAAGTCGGCTGAGTGATGTACTTCACCGTCAGCATCGAGTCACCTTCTCTGAAGTGACGGACACCGGGCTCAATCATCCGACCATAATCACCTGGGAGGTCGTAGTCCTGAGTCCCGGCGCTCAGCTTCATCACATCTTCCATGGTGAAGCTGGGGTGCTCTGAACGCGCAATCATGTCCCTCATGGTCGCGTTCAGCCAAACCTTGATCTGAGTGTCAAGGTCAGAGTCGGCAGCGGAGGAGTTGGTCAAGATGAAGCGAACATCGCTTACCAGGTCTCCGACCGTAATTGATTCAACCGCTGCCATCTTTCCACCTCGTTAGTCCGAAACGCGAGGAGCTGCAGAGACCATCCTGGCCTCAGGGGTTGGAGACGTTATGCGCTCTGTCCCTGGGGTCACGATAAGAGGCTCGACAGGCTTCCATTTATAGAGCTTGCACTCAACGCAGTCCTGAAGCCATCCACTGTTCATCTCCTCGTCACCGAAGAGTCTCTTTACTGCCGTGATGACGGAGATGTCTTCTTTCTCCATCATATCGTAGCACTTGTTGACTTCCTCCCAGTCAAGGACCGGGGCTCCTCTCTCCGGTTGAAGATCAGTTGTCGATGAAATCATATGCGCCACGTTGAACTCATCGAGCTTCCAGTCGATTGTCTGCTTGACACGACGGAAATCTCCGCGATCAGCCCTGACGTAGTAGTCATAGAACTGGACCGGGACTGTGCGCTCGTCTTCGTTCTCGACAATCCGGTTAGTGTATCTGGTCGTCTTGACCTCGATGATATGCTCGCTCACAGGGTGAATCCTTTTCTCTTGAGAAGTGGGAACTTGACAAGGCGTTCCCACACTCTGCCCCCGAATCGCGGGTGTCGGCCCGCCGGGCGGCTGACTTGCATGCCGAGGCACTTTTTGCAGCCGCCCGGTTTCCTGGTGAACTCACGCACTGGGGCGGCGTGGTAGCACCGCACACAGCGCATGATCGTGTTCATCGTAGGGCTTTTTGCACCCATTAGAGGCAGTTGGCAATCCAAGCGTCGCAAAGTGCATCGTCAGAGGCGTTGGCCTCCAGAGCCCGTGCGCAGTGACGTGACGACTGAGCAGCGACGGCGGCATCCTTGTAGAACCGCCCAGCTTCACCGGCTTGCAGTTCCAACATGTCGCCAGCCACGATGTTGACGCTGTTGGCGTTGACCATCACCTTCTGGTGCCCTGACATGGCGACGAAAATGTGGTCGCCGTCTTTGGCATCCCACAGTCCGTCGGCATCGGTCACGGTGGATTCCGCCGAGGAACCCCCGAGGCCAGAGTAGACACCACGGCAGTAGTAGTCCTCAGTCGCCGCTGCGGTGACGATGACAAGAACGCCTGACGCATTGGTGACGGTTACGTCGTGCTTGATCGGCTCACCGACTGCGATGTTGCCGTTGGCCTCGAACAGGCCGTAGATGGTGCGCCCATCGGACGCAAGTTCGTCGTCAGACTGAGGAGTCCGACCTGAAATTTGAGGAATTGTGAACATGATCAGTCTCCTTTCTTAACCGTCAAAGTAGTTGAAGCCACACGCACCAGTACGCGGGTTTGTATTTGCCTTCAGGCAACGAAGGATCACGCGGCGCGTACTCGCCTCTTGACCTTCCGGCACTCGAGGCTTCGTGAGTTTCATCTCAGCACGCGGATCGACCCAAAGCTTGGAGTAGTTCGGGTCGAAGATGTAGAAGCACTCAGAATTTCCAGCAGTGACATCGTCACCACCAGAGTGCGCTGCGTACTCATCAAAGTAGAACGTCGCACCCGGCAGCGCCAGGTTAGCGAAGAACGGCTGAGCGTCAGGCGTGCTGGCTGAGTCCTTAGTCAAGAGCGTCTTGCCCATGACTGCGAACATGTAGTCGTCGTAAGGGCGTTGAGTCCCAACAACGATACGACGGGAAGCAGCGCCCCACCAAGTGAACTGCAGCATCTGGTAGAACACCGCCAGTCCTTTGTCAGGGCCGTAAGGCTCAGTCGAGTGGAAGCGGAAGATGTTGTCCGCATTGTCGACCATCTGGACAGAGTTGGCTTCCCAGCCGGTGCCTCCAGCAGTCGCGCTCGTCCAGTCAGCGCGGTCAACGCCGCCGTAGGTCGAGCCGTTCTGTTGGCGAACGCGGAAGCGCGATCCGATACGAGCCAGCGCGGACGCCGTCGTCCCGTCATTCGCTTCATGGTCGAAAGCCGGGAGTTCCTGCTCGAAACCAAGCATGTGCTTAGCCCCGAGGTTCGTACCCTGGAACACTGCCTGTGCGAGGGTATCGCTCAAGCCCATGATTTCCTGAGTAGTCAGTTCCTTGATTCGGTCAGCGGACATGAGGTCAGAGACCCCGTAGTCCAGCTCCTCCTGCAAGGACATCGAGATGTTCGCGTAGTACATCTTCGATTGGAACTGCGCCGCCTGTGCGCCCCGCTGGGGGCGGCCAGTAAGCGCGTCGTAATACTGGAACGCACCGTTTGCGTTGCCAAGCTTGTCGAGCAAACGCACGTTGGCGTATGGCCCGAGCGGAACACGCTTCCTGTTCTTCCAGAGAAGGTTCAGGGTAGGTGTGTGCCGCGAGATGATGTCCTCGGCGTAGCCCGGAGTGAGCCACTGATCAAGAACGTGAGTCCAGAGAGTGGTGTATGCACCAGCCCCTGTCCTAGTTGCGGTAGCCATTGGAAAACTCCTCCCAAGGGGTTTCGGTTAGAACATGCCCTCCTGAATTCCAAGTTGCTTCCTCGAGGAGGCGATGATCGCCTCTAACGATGGAGCCGCTTTGGAAGCAGGACGACGCGACCCTGCGTCTGCCCGGTACTGAATCCCTTGCCTCTGCTGCGTTCCGTTGCTGCGTCCCTTGGGAGGAGTCGTGTGCGCTGCTTGGAGTAGGGAAGGACCGGCCACTGCGAAAAGGGCCTCTTGCAAGCTGAGATTCGGACTCGCCTGCATTTTTGCGGCGACAGCATTCGCGTGCTGCGAAGCTGACGGGTATTGGCTAACCAGTGAATCCCACTGGTTCTTCATAGTTTGCTGAGCAGAGTAATTGCTCAAAGCATTCAGCCGCTGCAGTTCAGGCTCAAGCCTTGACTTGAACGCCTTGTAAATCATCGCCTCGACACCCTGGTAGGTGGGATCATCGAACTGCGACTTGGCATCAACAGACTCGAGGTCATCGTCATGCCACATGCCATGGCTTTGGGGTCCAGATGCAGAGGTATCCCCAAACCCTGACATGAACTCGCTGCGCTTGTTCGGGTCAGTGATTAGCTGGTCGAATGCTGCAGCCTTCTGGGCCAGCATGTCAGTCTCCTTCGAGGCTGCGGCGTTTTGCTGGAATCCCTTCTGGTAGTGGGACTGAAGGCTTCGGGCTAAAGGCTGAACATCAGGGCTCAGGTCTTCGATGTTCCCATTCCAACCTTCCAGCGGATCACCTTGTGGGATTTCCGCATCAGGATGAAGTGGGGGTTGGTCCATCCGCTCGATGGGACCGGCCTGGTCAACAGGCTCGTACCCATCGAGCGGATCAGACTGTAGCGCACCGGGACTTTCGTTTAGTGCTGCGGCCCCGTTGTCGGCTTGATGCAAGTCTTGACCCCCGGCCCCGAGTTGGGGATCAGCGGGACCTTCTTGGGATGTCCATTCTTCATGATTAGTCCTCGACACCTGTTCCATGGTTGGTGAAGTCTCCTCGACGGAGGGACGACCCCTCCTGGCGAAGGAATTGGTCTAGCGGGTGATCGTGAACTTCATCCTTGTCGAGCCCTCGATACCCGAATCGGCTCTCATACTCTGCCCGCTCTGAACTTGAAGAAAAGGGTGCTGGCCCTTCTCTTCCGTCAGGCATAACAACGTAGTCATGCCATTCTTGCTTCGCAACCTCGTCTGCATAGACATGGAGGCAAGGTTGCTCCTTGCGATCGTTTCGGGGTCCGGTGTCGAACTTACACGTTCTCCCGTCTGACTGCTCGTTGACGTAGTGTACGGCTGGAAAGACCCTTGGCGCAAGTGGTAACCGCATCCGGTCAGACCTCCTCCACCTCCCCTTCTCCTGGCGCACCCATATTGTGCCATCCGCGCACTCCTTGAATTCCGTCCCATTTTCGAGTGTTTTCGTCGGGATCTCGTGGAGCGGGACTCCCCATCCATCATCGCTTGATGTCATCTTTGAGCACCCTGCGGCTGGGGTGGCCTCGATGGTGCGCCTTGCTGTGGTTGAGGCTGGTTAGCTTGCATTTGCGCTGCTCGCTGCATGATCATTGCTACCTCTTCTTTGTTCCGAACAAGGTTTCCTGAGTCATGGAAACCCATGTGCTTAAACAACCTACGGTAAAGTTCTTCGCGGTCTATGAGCATCGCTGCCCCCGGATCTTGCCCGACGAGGCGCAGCACATTCAGGAGCTGCTCTGTCCGCGTGTCATCGTTCACTGACCTGGTGCTCCCAGGTTCGACCTTGATGTTGAGACCGTGCTGAACGTCTTCCCTTGTCCAGTCGAGATGTTCCCAGGCTTCTGCAGCCTTAGGTCCACCGATCCTTGCGACCTTCGTTGCGTCGTAGAACTGGGCCATAAGGCCCAGTCTCTGTTGAGCGACAGCCCCGATGAACTCCTCGACAGCTTCGAACTTATGCAAAGCGCGGGCATCAGACCCAGCTTTTAGCTGAGCGGCTTCTTGGGCAGAGGTGTCAGACTTCATGATCTGGCCCATCTGACTTGGGGACATGCCTGCGCTCTGCTGTATTGAACGCTCGAGGAGCATGATCAGGTTCATCGCCTCAGGAGAGATGTTCCCGTGCATAGGCTCGTAGAACGACGCGGCAAGCGGTTGCCCAGAAGACCTGTTTATGGGCACCCACTTGTTACCAGACGGGTCCATGATCGCGTTCAATGTTGCATCTGGTATGCCTGCTGCTTGGTCATAGAAGGTCGTTTTCTGTGACTGCCTTGCGAAGGCATCCGTTGTCTTGCTGTACAGGGTATGAAGCTGTGATATCTGGCTGACAACTGGCAAGACATCTGACTGACCATACAGCGACCTACCGTCAGTGTTCCAAGACAAGGTCCGCATTGGGCACCCGATCCAGAACGGGTCTTCTTCTTTGAGGACAATCACCTCATGCTCGCGGTTGTATAGGCACATCCTCCAGTGGTCGTCTTGCGCGTAGTACATCCTGTGCATGTACACGAGGTTGATTGGTGAGTCCCCCCCAGACATTGCTCCCTCAGGCATATGCGTGGCTTCAAGTTTGCCCACGTTGCGAAGACGGTCGTCTTTCTTCATCCGGTCAAGGTCTGCCCAGAACCCTGTACCTGCCCACTTCCAGTCGTAGTTGTTGTTCGCATCAGGGTCGCAAACGAAGTGCTCAATCGGTATGAACTTGGTCACGATCTGGTCAACCATGACCCGAGAGTCGTGTTCGAAGGTGCGCTCTACAGGTGGCTGACTTTTCCTGGCCTCGATGGCTGCATCTTCAGACCGAAGCTGCGCCCCGATTGCACGAATGAGTTCGTCGTCTTCCTTGGAGTCGATCTCATCCTTTCTCTCGCCGCTGGAAACGATCGTTGTTTCGACAGCCGACACGCCCTTCTTGATCGCGTCACGGACACATAGCCTCACCTCCCCGCCCATCCGGCCATGCAATGTCCAGTCTCGGTTTAGGACATCCTGTATATGGGGCACGAAGTTCTCTTCGAACCGAGCGGGGTATCCCTGGACAAAGAGCTTCGGGTTGTTCGCCAGGATCATAGATTCGATCCCGTGAACGAAGGAGTAGACGTATCCAGGTTTGACTTGCTGGACGACTCTGTCGTAAGTCACATCCTGGTTCTTCTCGAATTGAGACGGTCTGTAGAGTTCATCGACCGTTGCCCAGAACGGCTCGAACTCTTCTTTGTACCCGTCGAAATAATCGAGCAGCGTCTTCAGCCAAGCAGAGGAACCACGCCTTACGGCCATCTCATTGCCCCCGATAGAGATTCAAAGCTTCGTCCATCAGGCGCGATCCCTAACTCACGCATGATCGAGTCCTCGAGACGCACTTCGGGACTTTTCGGCTTGGTCCCATCAACAACAGTTATCCGCTCACGGGCCAGCTCATAGATATCGGCCAGGCAGTCAAGCTGATCGTCTTCCTGGTCTCTCACTTCTGGCTGGAACGTAGATAGTTCAGACAGGAGGCAATCTCCATCAGCGCCTTCCCTCACATGAAGCCCCCCGGCTTCCAGCGGAAAGCGCAGTGAAGATATGCGCTCCTGTTTTGACAGCGAGTTTCGACCCCCACGCTTCACAGGGATGACCTCGCATTGGATTCCCTCTCTAAGCATGGCTTGTCTGAGAGGGTGTTGCAACTGGTTCTGAAAACCTACCGACTCGATAAGAAGAGCAGACGAGTCCCATCGCCGCACAGAATCGACCATCCAGAAGATCAGGGTAGTGATAGACGGTCGTCCTCGAAGGATGTCAACAACCCACAGGCCACCATCTTCTGTACAGATCGCAGTCATGGTTACCCCGGCGTCCCCTCCGAGGGTCGTGTTGTTGTTCGGATCACACGCGGTGAATATCCACCTCTTCCCTGGGGCTGGGATGCTCCCATCAGGCGACATCATGAACCGTCGCGCCTGTCTCGTATCGAAGTAGGCATCTTTCTTGAGGGTCGGTTTGTTCCGCATGGTGGCGTTGAACAGAGCCGACCCCATGTTCTTCTTGTCTGCTTCGAGTGTCTTCTTTGTGTGCCCCATCTTCTTCCCCTCACGAAGTGGGTAGATGGGTTCTCCATTCTTGTCGTAGCAGTCCATGACCATCGCACGGATCTGTCCAGCGTGCTCACCCTTTGGGTCGAGGAGACGCCCATAGGCATCATCTTTGTGCCACCTGGTCCCTACGATGAAAATCTTCCCGGGCACCAATTTCCCGCTGGGTCCGATGAATGGTTTTCTCATCGGTATCTGAGATCGGATGACGTTGTAGACCTTGTTCCTCTCCCCTCGAGTTCTGTAGTTCTGCTTCGTCACGAGGTCATCGAGAAGTTGGATATTGAAATGGAGACCTGTGTCATCTCCATCGACTCCGTTGACAAGAAGAGAGGGTGCCTTGTCTGGCATATCCCGAAGCATGACGACGTATTCGGAGAGCCACTCTACGTCCTTGTGATGTCTTGGGTCCGCAGGGAAGACATCTGGGGCCATGAACCTGAGTGCATTGATCTTCCTCAGGACATATCCCTTCAGTTCCCCGAGGTACTTCTTCCCTGAATCCTTCTTGCCGTGCATCAACTGTATTGAGCAGGCATTGATGAGCATCCAGAGGTACTGGGGGAATGAGATCGAGGTGACGCTCGACTTCAGGTGTTTTCGGGGGAGGAGGAGCATTGTGATGTCCTCCTCTGCCTCGAGGCCGTCCACGAGGAACTTACAAACCTGACGATGCAGGATAGGGTCGAGATCGGGGAACCCGACAACATCTCTGGTGAATTCGAAGAAGGAGTCTTCTTCACGGGTGTACTTCTCACGCAGTCGGATTCGATCCGCTGTCTGACCTACTTCGAAGCTTTGCGACAAGTTCGTCCTCTCCGATGTCGTTGTTCTTCACGGCTGTCGGAGAAACACGCCATCCCTCGAGCCGAGCGAGTTCTGCTCCGGTCTGTATCTCGTCCTTCATCTTGGCCCCGGCGAGAACCCCATAGGCCAAGAGCATCTTGTAGTGGCTTCGAAACTTGGTCAGGCCCTCCTGGCCTTCGACCTCCAGAGCCTCGAACATCGCCCTTCGGATGGACTCCATCTTCTTGGAGGAGAGGTCCTGAACCCCATCCATAGAAGGCACTGGCCTCGCCTTTTTCACGGCCTGCATCAACGATCTCCGATATCTCCAAACGGTAGGACTGCATTCTTACCGCGCCCGATGGTATCATCCGTCACCCAAGTCGCTGCAATCCCAAGCACGCGCAACCTCTCGATCGTGACGCCCGGACCAACCGCCGGGCGTCTTTTTCGTGGTAAGCTTCGCGTCATGAGCGCAGAGCCACCGACAGTTCGTATGGATTGCCGACGCCAAGTCCGCAAACTCTTGGACCCTCGGAACACACGGAAGAAGTGTGACGCCTGCAATGTACCCCTCGTGTCTAAAACCTCCGAATCCTACGGACTTTGTGCCTACTGCAGGACAAACCCATGAGCTGTAACTACCACGTTGACCCGATCAAAGGCTGCTCCTCCTGCTACCCGCCTCTCCCTTCCCACCCCCCCGTGGACGAGGCCCCTCTCGAGGAAGAGGCCCCCCCCACCCCCGACCCGGCCCCTGAAGAGCCAGCCCCCCCGGCAGAGACCCCCGACTCTTCAGAGTCGGAGGATTCCGAAGGGGTAGGATGGGTATCGGGTCTTTTCGACCTCCCTGAGCCGACATGAGGCCAATAGACCTGTGCGCCACATGCTTCAAAGGCTTAGCCAGGGTCAGGATGATCCGATCGGCGCCGTCGGGGTTGTTCTGCAGCAAGAATTGCAGACAAATCTACCCTCTGATCAACCCGGAGCATTGGGCCAGGCCAGCAGTCATGCTCAGGATGGAACACAAATGACGACCAGCACACTCGAGAGCATCGAAGCCAAGATCGACCTGATACTGCATGTCGTCGGGCACCCACAGCCCAACCCGTACACGATGAAGACGATGGGAACGACGGAAGAGAAGGTGCGGGCACAGTAGGCTCCGTCTTGCAACCTGCTGTGCCCCGGGGGTTCTGCCGTGACTGCTCGCCGCGACAGGACCCCCTTTTCATTCAAAAGGACAACCAGGATGGCCTCAAACAGACAGATCAGGAACGCCGTCAGACGGATACCTGTCCAGTTCCCAAGGGACTACAGGCCAAAGTGCATCTCATGCAAAGCACCGCTCGTCCTAAAATCTTCCGCCGTAACCGGCTACTGCCGCCACTGTTACGCAAACACACACACCAGCGAACCAAAAGCGTGACTTCCTGACGCTTGATTCTTCAGGCCAGCCGGTCTTAACTGGGGAAGGCGGCGGCGCGAAGTGCGGGGAGCAGAGGGGAGCACGAGCATTCCTACCCCAGAATATTCCCCCAGGAAGCCTCATCGGCTGATAACCCCCACCCCCCCCCCAGAGCCTTGACTGGGGGCTGACCGCTTCACCACACAACCATACGTTCCATGTGAAACAACTCTCCTTTCACACTGCCAACAGAGACAGGTATCAATTTGATACTTCAGCTCCCCATCTGAGGGGGTCCCCCCCTAGCGGCTTCTGGTGGTCCTGACGGTGGCCGTAGCGGTCTCGAGATCATTAGACTTATGACGGTCAAAAAACGGGACGTTTTCCTGAGAATCGAGCGATCAAGGGGTCGGCTCGGCAGGCCGATAGCCTGCTTTGGTCGGTGCCGATGGTGGTGACGGTCGATGTCGGAAGGCATGAAAACACCCGGTAAGCCGTGAAGCGTACCGGGTGTTTGTGGTGGTGGTGCCGGTGGTTAGTCGGGGATCCTGATCAGGTTGGCGGCATGGTCGATCCTACCGCCGTCTGCCCAGGCGTCAGGGATGACGTACCTGGCTTTTCGTGAGGTGGGTACGGTGGTGTCCATTGTGAGCCGATAGGCAGGTGCGTCGGGGCATCCTGCGATACCTTCCCAGTAGTGGGGCCGGCGGATGGTCTCGATGATGACGGGAGCCATGATTTCATTGGCTGCTGTCTTGGCTGCTTTGTAGGCATCTCGTGAGTTGGGGTAGATCATGCGTAATGCCTCCCTAGTTGAATGAGTGCCCAGACCAGAAGCGTGAGCGATAACCAGGCGGTGATGTCTTGCGCGAGTTCTTTCATTTCGCTGAGTATCCTTTCTCGGTGATGACGATGGTTGTCGGTGGGATTGCGGCGATGACGGCCGCTTCGATGGCGGACGTGTATGAGATCTCCCGCTTGGGGATTGTCTTTCCTGCGGCCAGCGTGGCGATCGTCCGGTCGATCATGATGCGGGTGACGCGAACGGTTGAGCCGGTGGCGATTCTCTCGAGGGTGAAGCCTCGAGGGTCGGTGGTGATGACGCGATAGGCGTCGGGGAGTGATTTGGTCGCTCGTCTGGTGGCGGCTGACCATTGGCGGTTGGTCATTCTACGCATGTTGAGCCTTTCCCGGCGTGATTGGCATGATCAGGGCGTAGGCGTCGGGAACGTGTTCGGAGGTGATTTCAACGGCCGCTCTGTCGCTGAACACCTGGATGGTGACTGCAAAAGGGGACTGAGCGCCTGCTGGGGCCCGTAGATCCGCCATCAATTCGAATGCTTTTGCGATCTCGGCTAGGTATCTCGAGTCGAGGATCACCGTAGCGATCGAGTCCATGTCGCGAGACGGACGTAGGTGCCCGATGGACGGGAACGGGCGGCTAGCGTCGTTCTGCTCTGTTTTGGACGTGGTATTGCCATCGTCGGAGTAGAAGTGGACGCCGCTCTGTGTTGCGGCGGCGTCATGGGGCCCGCATTGGACGTGAACGGGTTTCCGCTTGGGGAATTGCTTGGCCACGGAACGGGCGGATTTTTGGGGTATCTGGATGGTCTGCAGATCACCTGTACCCTCGAGGTAGGGAACGTAGATCGCAGACTTCCCGTTGGTGGTCGCCGTTCCGTTCTCGAGGAACGCTAGGTCATCCTGGTACGCCCCTGCAGAGATCGTGTTCGTTGGTTTGACGATCGCTGCGAGGTTCGCACGATCGATTTTCGCGTCTAGGTATTCCGGTTCGTTTCGCATTTTCTAAGTCTCTCCTTGGCGCACTATCACGCCGGTTCAATTATCGGCATTCCTGGGGGATTGCAAGCGGCATCCCTCGAGGGATGCCGCAGCATACCTCGAGGGATGCCAAACCCGGCCAGGCGATCGAGGCTCGAGTGGTGCCGCCCCTTGCTTTTCGAGCTGGAGCGACACCCCCATTAACCACCATCTATGCCCGGGAAGCATCTAAGGTCGCCTTCGATGAGCCATGGGCCGGGAAGACTATCGGCCACGGTCGGTTTGCCCGACCGCACAAAGGGGCACCGTCGCCGCAGCTCGAACAGGTAACCTCGGAGCCGGTGCGGGAGGCCGGGCAAACTACGGCGGTTCTGCCCTTAGGCGTCATGACCGTGGCGTCACCCCCATGCCGGGAATGAACCACGGCTACAGCTGGGAGGCCACGATCTAGGAGGTCGTCAAGATGGCCTAGGTCGTTGGCGGATGCGTTCGCAACGATACCGGCAAGACTCGAGACGGCGGCAAGGTTACGGCGGTCGGTCAGGTCGTGGTGGGTATATGTAAACCAGTCGGCGCCGGACTCGAGGCAAGCGTGGTCCAGGGCCCGCAAAGCTTCCCGGTCGATCCGACCATCGGGTCCGGTCTGAAAATCACCGGAGACGTGCAGCCGGGCTGGGCCGGGCCCCTCGAGGTCGGAGATAGCCTCGAGATGGTCAAGGTAGTCCGTGCCACGTTCCTCGAGGCTAAGGGCCTGCCAGTGGATGCGGACCTTGCCACTTGACGCGTAGCATTCCTCCGAGATCGGGCATGCCGGGCATGTCTGTTTCGGCGCGTAGGTCACGGGCATACCGCCCGTTTTCCGATCCTCCGATGCTTCGACCAGCGACCAATGCCCGCCCCTCATGAGTCCGCCCCCCCGATATCGGCCCCGTGCGGCTTGGGAGCCTCGGCCCATGTCCAGAGGTAACGGTGCTGGAACCCAAGACCGGGAAAGGCTACGACGTTCCCGGGATTGTACTTGTCCAGCCAAGCTTGGGCGGTTTGGCGGTGATTCTCGGACGCCGAGATGCCGAAATCCCACGACCTAATGAGGGTGCGCGGAGGGAGGTCAAGATGGCCTCCGTCGGTCGCCTTGATTCTGTCGCCACGATAAGTCGTGGGACCTAGGAAGGATGTTTGGATCGCCGCCATTGATAGATGGCTCATGAGTTCGCCCCCTTTGGGAAGGCGATATCACGCGGAATTTCGCCTTCGTCTACCATCGTCTCGAGGAACAATGCGAGCCCCTCTGAGGGAGTGCATCCGCCGCCATCCCAGGCGTCGTGCCACATAATGAGGTCGGGGAAATCGTCGGAGGTAAGGCCATCAAGCCGCTTGCCGATCAAGCGGTTAACCGCACGCATGAAGCTTTCGAAGCTTTGGGACATGTCAGGGACTCCTAACCACCCGGGGAGAAATGCCCCCGGGTGCGTCCTATCTATCGGCAAATTTGGCGCGGATCAATGGGAAACTTGACGGTAGGCCGAGCAGGGGCAAGGGGTTGCGGCCAGACGCTCGAGGCCACCGAGGCCCGGCGGGGGGCTGGTGGGGGGGGGCAGGACGGGGTCAACCCCATCCAACCCCA